ACGAAACGTAAATAAATCGCCTTTAGATGCTGTTGCTGTTAAGTCTGGTGCAGCATCTTCTGTAAATTCATAAACTGAGTTCCAAGTAATAGTTCTGCTACCAGTTCCATCTTGAATAATAAGTAATGAAACAAATTGACCAGCAATAGGAGTAGTTCCACTTGGTGCAGATAAAGTTCTGTTTCCACCTAATGTAACTTTTGCAACTGGAGAATCAATTACGTCCCAAGTTATTGTAGCACCATCTGTTAATGTATCTTCTACATTTGCTACAGCACCTGAAACTGTTGTTAGATTGTTAGCATCTGCTGTAAATACTTTAGAAGCGGCAGTTGTACCTAATGTTACAATGTCAGAATAATTTAGTTCTGCCGTTGTAGCTGTAACACCATCAAGAATATTTAATTCTGTTGCAGTAGCAGTTACTTCTACTGCTTCATTTATTTTTGGTGAAGTTAAAGTTTTATTAGTTAGTGTTTGAACACCCGTTTCTGAGACCATTCCAATATCTACAACATCTGTTCCATCAGAATAAACTAATTTAAAGCCTTTATCAGTAGTATTAAAAGTGGCTCCTGTTCCTGTAGTAGTTTTAACTACTACGTCATGAGCTCCTGAAGTTGAGTTTTTAACAATATATGTTTTTTCAATTCCATCTGGAATAACTACATTAACAGAAGTAGTAATGGTTCCAGTTAAATCAAGAACTGCATTTTTACCATCAGAAGTAGTTCCATTAGAAAAAGTTAAAGTTGCACCCGTAGTTGCATTTAATGCGATTGCTTCATAACCACCGATTGCTTGTTGTAAAATATTTAAGTTAGTATTAGTAATATTACCCCATAGACCGGCTTTTTCACCAGTGACCATGAGTTCTAGTTTTAGGTCTGTAGAATACGTTGATGGCATATTTATAAATTCCTTATATTGTCATTTTTATGTAAATTATGCGGCTGTGTCAATTACATTCCAACTGACATTAGATCCGGTAGAAACTTCAGTATAAGCTACTGAGGTGCCTGTAGAAACTTCAATATAAGCTACTGAGGTGCCTGTGTCAACAATTGTCCACACTTGAGCAAGCACATTTCCTACTGTTATATTTAATTGATTTCCTGTTAATAATACTGACCCTGTAATAGTAAAGCTAAGTGTACCTGTAGTAGTACTTAATTCTAGACCCGTAACACCTGCAAAAGTAACAGCATTTGCAATAACTGTTCCTGTAGTTACATTAAGCTGTTGTCCTGTAAGAGCTACATCAGGAGCAGGATCCACGGTTCCTTCTGCAATAGTAAGTGCATTTCCAAATACTGGAACTTCTGCAATACCACCTACTTCTACTGTTCCTGGAGTAGGAGTTACTAATTCTAAGCCAGTAGGTGAAGCTATAGTAAGAGCACTTGATTCTGCGGTACCTAAAGCTAAAGTTATTTCTTGACCCGTTACACTTAATTCTGAATCTGCAATAATGAAAGGTGTACCAACTTGAATTGGAATTTGTGTTCCAGAAGCAAAGGCATCGGGTGATGGATCTACTCCACTTAATGCAAATTCTAAAACATTTCCAGTAGGAGAAGCAATAGTATTTATTTCTTCTGTAGTGGTAACGGTTCCTAAGGATGAATTTACATTTTGACCAGTGAGTAATACAAATACATCAGAGTTTTCACCCCAAGAATTTTGACCCCAAGAGCCTATTCCGAATTCATTGGCCATAATAGGTTATCTCCTATTATGCGTCGCCGATTCTTAGAATAGCTGCTGAAGTTGTAAACGCTGGAAACTGAATTGTAAAAGTTCCCGAAGTCGCTGTTTTATCTGTAGTAAAATCTAATACTGCAACTGCCGCGTTGGTAGATGAAGTATTATAAATTAATGCACCTCTAGCTGTGATCGTTACACCAGTAAAAGATAAATCAGCAAAGTCAACAATCGCAACACCTGATGAGACTGACGTACTTGGATTTGGTTTTACTAATGCTCCACCACCTGCAGTATATTCACCAGAAGCTGCAACTTCTCCAGTAGATGTATACGCTGTCGTAGCAGAACTTAACGTTGCAGCAGAAGTATACAGAGCAAGTTTAAAAGTATCACCACCCGTGTATTGAAAGTCGTGTTTTCCTTCCAGTACTTCTTGCTTAAAAGTATTTGCAACCGCTTGTGTTATCGCCATATTAACTCCTTATTATTTTTGTTGAATTCGAGGTGATCCTTGTGTGAATTCATCTCGTCTTCTTCTTCCCATTTGTTCAATTGAGAATCCTTCAGCTGCTGATTTGTATTTACCTTCGTAATACTGAATCATATCTGCAGGACCCTTTAAGAATCCGAATGCTTCTACCAAACATGCATATAAAAGTCCATTGGGAAATTCTGTACTTAAATATGTAGTTGTATTTGTAGTTGATAATCCTTCCGGTTTCAAGGTATAATTTATCTGCATGTTATAATTTTGATCTGGGGTAGGAGCCACTACAATGGTATTTTCATCCCAATAACTAAAGTATTTAGGTAAACCTTGTACTCCCGTTGGATTATACTCAGAAATATAACTGGTATCTCTGTATTCTACAAAAGATCTATCTGAATTATCTGCTCCACCGGTAGCATTAGTAATTTGGCAAGATCTAATAACCAGTGTTTCGTTGTTAATCAGGGGTGTATTTACATACCTGTTACCTGCTATAATATCCGCTTGCGAATATTTTCTGTTGTTATCAGAATCTACATCTCGTAAAATTCTCCATTCAGAATCTTGAATAAATCCATCTAATATAGTGGCTGTAAATACGTTAGCATCTACTTCACAATAATCTCTAATTTTAGTTAATAATTCTGCGTATGTCATATTATCCTTGTAACGTTACTGGGCCTACGGAGCAAGCGTTTCCTCCTCCATATATCCCACCGGTAGTGGCATTATCTGCACTTTGAAAATAAAAATAATTAATAGGGTTAGTTAAAGCATCGGTAGTAGTTCCTCCTGTTACGACACCACTAGAATTGATTTGTCCTAAAAAAATAGTAAAACCACTAGAATTACTAATATCACTTACGCCATCAAAAGTAGGAATGGTTAAATATCCATTTGGACTAGTTGCTCCATAAAAACGAACTATGTTTCCAGTACTTCTATCATTATTAGGAGAAGATACATTGATATAAGTGTTTCCACTATAAATAATAGTTTGAAAAGGATTAGAAGGTAGTAAAATTAAAACAGATGGTTCTACTCGGTTAGGTCTCGCATGTCCTAAAGATTGAGGATCCGCACGATGAGGTTTTGGATTTAATTGGGGTTGTTTTGGTTCATATTCAGAAGTATGCACCCATGCCCCATTCCATTCTCTAACCATTTCTCTATAAGGAAACGCTTGACCAGAACGATCCGAGATAGCTTGAGCAAATTTTCCACTAGAACGATTAGCCATATTAATTAGTTGGGTAGTAAGTTTGAGGAGAAATAAAAGAGCTAGAGGGAGAACCATCTTCTTCTAATGCTCTTTTTAATTCATCTTCATATAATAATTTTAACATTTCAATTCTTTGCGGTGCAAATTTAACCGCTAAATAATAAGCTAGACCGGCTAACATACAAGGAACAAAACGATAAGGCACATCGGTTGCATTAGTGTAAGCCCCTGAATCTTGAATTCTTTTTTCGTAGTAATAATTAATAGTGTTACCGGCATAAGTAGCTCCCGGTGTTAGATACAAGGTAATAGTAACTCTATCAATAAATCGTTCTACAAAGAAATTAGTAGGTTGTCCTTGATCTTGTTTATTCGAATATCCTTGATAAGCAGATCTATTAATTTTTTCTAAAGGAAATCCTACGTCAGTAGCATTAACATAATTAGTCTCTAAAATATCACCTGTTCCATATACAATCGTATCGTAATCATACACAGTATCATCGTCCGCGTGCGTAGCTGCTGTAGTCGAATTCGCGCCGCGAGTGGCTCCGGTTAAGCTATTGCTTCCTGAGTTTTGACCAGTATAAGTGATTTGTTCCGTTCCAATTAAAATAGTACCGGTAGTGGGAAATCCTACTAAAGAATTTAAAGGTATGGTAGTTACAGAAGCATTAATGGCTGCAGATAAACTATTAAAGACTCCATCGGAAGTTCCATCCGCAGAAGAACGATATAAATTATAAACAGCTTGACCTTGAATAAGAGTAATAGAATTATTTCCTACTTCCCAATAATGGAGACCTCTGTTTCCCCATTCTTGAAATAGAATATTAAGCGAGCGTCGAGCACCTTTAAGTTGGTAGCCAGATACTGCTTGAAGTCCTATTCGTTCGTATGCTTCTTCTATTATTTCTTCAATAGAAAAAGTTTTTTCAAACGTGTATGTTCCGGAAGTAGTGTTAGCCATTTAGACTCCTACCCTGCTGTTAAACCTGGACCTGAATACTTGTCAGTAAATAATGTGTAAGCAGTTACATTAGTTTTTGTTTTACAAAAAATTCCTTTTGGAAAAACAATTCCATCTTCAGGAAAGTTTAACGTTAAAACATCTCCGGATGGAACATCTACATAAAGTAAAGTAGTTCCCGCATTTGAAGTTGTAGTTAATTCTAAAACACCTGCTCCAACACCATCTGATGCAACGGATATTGCTCTTAATCTTATTGGACCCGCTATGATCGCAGTTGCAATTGGGGTTGCTGCTGCTGATCTTGTTGCTTGTATATCGCCTTTACTTGCCATATTTTTTCTCCTTAGTTAGGAGCTCCCGAAGGAGCCCTTAAATTATTTT